GGCTTTTTGGAACTGTGCATAGTCCTCCTACAGGACGTCTGCACTTACGTCCCAATCAGCTTTAAAGTGCTGATATAATGGCCTAATTAATAAGACTGGGTGCTTAAGGCCTATCCACCCAGAATTGAGGTAAGTGACTCCAGAGGCAAGGGGCGTCGATCCCTGTTCCCTATATACTAGGGCTGTAGCCTGTAAAGTGCTGGTGACTCCAGATGCAAGGGGCGTCGGTCCCTGTTCCACTACTCTTTTGAGTAATAGCCGTAGCATTTAGTGTCTAGCCACAGTTAACACCTGGTTCGGAGGTGTAACTTGAGGCCATGTGTATTGAGGTAGTATTTAGCTCCGGAGGTGAGGGGTGCCACTCCCTACTCCAGTTTCCTGGCCGTAACCTTTGGTTGAGGTAGTGTTTAGCTCCAGAGGTGAGGGGCGCTACTCCCTACTCCAGTTGCCTGGCTGTAACCTTTTGTTGGAATTATAGGCCTTGTGAATAAGGCTTTTGTTTAAAATTTGAGGCCAACAATTTCCAGGATTTTCAACCTTCTCAAGATGAAATCCCTTATGGGCCCAGGTACATACCTTTCAGTTCCTTGGTAGACAGTTTTTTGTGGTGTATCTTTCAGCAGGTTGATTTCTTCATAGTGCTTGCCTATCTTAGTGTGGCCAGCTGTTGGCTCATATGTGTAGCCCGTTTTCTTGCTGATCAAACGGTCTGCATTCACCAATATTTGCTTATTTTGGTTGCCAAGTTTCACACAATCTTCGATGAGTCTCTTGGTTGTGTTTTTATTGTATATTTGAAGTATTGCCATTGACAAATTCAGCTGAGCCAATTTAGAGAACTCTGTCTGTTTTAGTTGGTCCAGCCTATACCCAATTACCTCTGTGTAGGCACCTATGGGATCCCCCCTAAATGTATATATAGTGTTATTTTGGCTAGCTTCTTTTGTGTCAATTGTAGACATGACAAGCAGGCATATTCTTCTTACCAGGGGGTTCCAAGAATACATTAGTAAGAAACTGAAGGCCACGGCCAGCTCGTATCCCTCGGTCCCCCTCTCCCCACTAGAGTCAAGGCGGGTTGCCATTTTAGCTAGAATGGTAGCTGTGTCTCTTCCGGGCATGTATGATGTGTTGTTGTCAGCCCACCTGACCTTTATTGGTGTATGCGAGCAAAATTCAATGTCATCAAATTTATATGCCAATTTCAGTCCAAATTCACCTATAAGTTTTTGTGGTTTTCCTGCTTCCATCAAAATTTGAGGCCCCTTGATCGCAAAGGCCTCACCAAAACTTTTCTCAGTTATCAAGAAACCATCATCTCCACACACATGTATCTTTGCTACCCTGTGGAAGGCTGAGTAAGGGATGGAGTTAGCTTTGCAGAAGGCATATATCATAGTCAGTACATTCAACATACTATTACCTGCGCTAGTGTCTGGTTGACCACTTCCCCTCTGACCTTCTCTTATGTAGACGTTTCCGTCTTCACAAACCACTGGTACCTCCACCATTTTCTCGGTCAAATTATCTATGAATCTATGGTATTCTTTCTTGTAATAATACTTTTGGATTTCTGATATGAGGAGAAGGTCTTTGGGTGTTACTTGTGTGTCCCAGGCTTTAGTGTCAAAACTGACTGCAACTGGACTGTTGAAATTTTTCCATTCTTTGTGGACCTTGTCGAAAACATGAAACAAAGGAGTCTTACCTTCGTATCCAGGGATTACTATAGGCTTCTGCTTGACCCAGTTATACATTACTTTGGTTATAGCTAATCTCATCTTTGCCTCAGGATACTGTATGACTCTTGGTCTTTTTTCTTCTACATAGTCACCTTCCATCCAATCATCTACCACTGCCCTCTTCTCATTTTTTGGTATTGCAGTCTCATAGTAGTTGAATTCTAGCCCTGATTTCATTCTCTTTATGAGTTGTTCCACTGATTTTTTGTCACTATCTATGATCTCCCCTATGTTCATTTTTTCGAAGTACCCGGCTGCACCTTTCCTATTTATGCCTGAGGTTAGAACGTCCCAATCAACCTCTTTGTAGGTATTTCTAAGTTCGGGGATGGCACATATTGAGTTGAATATCTCCAACAATTCTTTGTGTAGGCCTGGGGTCTGTGTGTTTGCTTTTTTGTCTATTTTGTCCCTTATTGCTTCATGAAATTCTTTGGTACTGGTCTGGGCTCTTACCACTGGCAATTTTTCTGGCCTTATCCCTACTGATAACATAGTACTGGTAATCCTCTTGTTGTAAATGTTGAATTTCTTCTTCTCTCTTAGGATTGGTTCTCCAACCCTACCTGGACATACTAGATTTTTTAAGCCGAGGTCACCACCAGTTTTCACTTTGTTCAGTATCCATTGGTGTTTTTCCCTGCTCACTGGTTTATGGAATTCCTTCTCCGAGTCAACCATCTCTTTTAGGAGCTTGTATGCCTCGTAGGGGAGAGTCTTTTTCTTCTTTACCGGAATTTCCCCAAGATGTACAACTGGTGCTACCGGTACCCAGTTTCCTCCGGCAAGTTGGGCTGCTGTTGCAAAATGACAATTCTTATATGTCTCCCTGTCCACTGGCCTGCATTTAGATAGTAGTTCCCGGAACAAAGGTTCCAAAGATGCCAACCTCTCTGACTCCCACCACGTACTCAGATTGATTGTGTATACACTCCCTTTCTTAGTGATTTGAGTGGTGGCCTTTGCTCCTATCTCCCCTGCTCTTTCTCTCAGACTCTGCATGTCCCCTATTAGGTGATGTGTGATGTTGTCCTTAGTAATGTCTAGGAATTTGGGTGCATCTGTATGCAGCCACCCTGGGAGTTCTAGTTCATCCTTTTCTTCCATTGCCAATACTCTTGCTGCTTCTTTCTTGGTCATGTCCTTCTCTACAGCTTTGGCACTTGCTAGTGCTTCCAAGGTTTGTCTGGTCAAGAAGGTGCCCTTGAAGTCTGCATACTTTTCTATATCTTCATGGTATCTATCACCTAACAGCACAATTATCAATTTCTTGTTTTTTGCCAAGTCTCTGAATTTCTCAGGTGTTGTGGTGGTGATTCTCTTGATGTTCCTCGCAGTTTTTGCCCGATTAGACATTGACTTGTCAGAGCCACAAACAAATATGAATGGTTTTGGGTCTTCATCTTGTATGAGCTGGTTCAGTGTCTTCTTTGCAACCCCTGGACCTGGGTATTGGCCTTCCGAAAACCCAATTTTGATATTCTTGGCTTTATTACTAACTGTTTGGCACAGATCCTTCACTGCTGTAAAAACTGTTCCACATGTACTGGATTGTGGATTGACCCCTATTTGGTTGATGGCTATGCCTCCTGTTTCAACGATTACACTTGGGCCTTCAAGTGGGTCCTCCTCATATGGTTCGGGAATCACTCTTTCCCCGAAGCTTGGTTTAATGGTCCCGGTGTCCTCATTCACTAGTGGTATGTTGATCCATGTTTCCCCTTCAATCGTAGCTGGTATCTCCCCTTCCTTCACCTTGTTCTTGAAGCATGTAGCTATCAGCATTTTGATGTTCTGGATGGTCAGGTCAGTCGTGAAAGCCATGCCTCTGGCAGTTTTCAAGAATGTTAACCCTTGTTTTGTTACAGTTACACAAGATCTGGGCACCAGACCCCCATAGTCTGGTTTGGTCCCTAGGTAAGCCTCTCTGTAACCAATACCCTGCCAATCCTCAAAGATTGATGTAACTGCCCTATGTGGTACCTTCCACTTGTCTGTTGAAAGTATCTTGTCTTTATCAAAATCTATTCTGAATGAAACACCCTTGACCAACATCTCACCTACTCCTTTCCTCAGTGCAATTGGAGGGATTTCCTCTCCTTGGACAAAGCATCTAGTAGTCTTCACATTGCTGAGCCCCCTTTCACCTCTGTTGTGGCAGTACTCTGGACCCGTCTCCTCTAAGGTCTCCCATAACACAGGTCCTGAGTCTCTTTTTATAGCTCTCCTGTTATACCCACAAGCGCATCGGACCTCGAGGTAGTCGTAGTCTTTTTGGGGCCACCCTATTCTTGGATCTCTTTCTGATTTAGTACACGAGAAGGGGGCAGGAAGCAAAGATTTCAAAAAGCTGTAGGTGAAGCTTGTTGCTGTTTTAGTCATTTTTTCAATGATTTTCTTCACTGCATCAATAAGATAATTAGAGCTCAGATTTCTCCATTTTGAGTCGGCATCCAGGCCTAACATTTCCAATCCTTCAAATATTGTTAACACAAAAATGTTCCTACCAGCGGTTTTTTCAGCTATTTCCGCGGCAGTCCACCCTTTGTAGAACATTGCATATAGATGGTATACAAGTCTCAATGGATTTCCAGCTGTTTGAATGCCCTCAAACACTGCCATTATGATCTTCTCAGGGTTCTCTTTCACAAGCTCATCAGTGGCTGCTTGGTCCAAAAAGTTCTTAACAAAGACCTTCATCAGGAGAGTCCTTTTTGCCTCACTGCTCTCAATGGCATTATGTGCCGCTATTGCTCCGACTCCTAGTGCCAGTGCAATAGCCACGCTGATTGGGTTCTGGTTCATGATCTCCATCGCTGAGCTAACTGCCAGCCCGGCTAAACCCTGACTAGATCCTTTCCTGATTGATAAGTATGTTCTGTATATAGTAGTGGACAGTATCACTACACTTTCAAGTCTAGTCGGTAGGAATAACTTTAGTGCGCTTGAAGCGTAGGGTAGATAGCTTAAGGCAGGCTCGATCAATCCTTCTAATGCTGATTTATTGAAGTTTTTGAATGTGTACTCTGCTAGACATGAAACAAAAAGGGAGCCAACAAATTGTCTACCTGCATTCTGTGTCTCCTTATCCCCTTGATACTCAGGCCTGTTGATTATATAGTATACCACCAAGTCTACTGCTGCTTGCTTAATCATCCCCGGGACTCCATCTGAGGAAAAGGCAATCCATTTTATAACCAGAGATGCGAATGCAGTTTCGTGACCCAGTCTTTCTTTTATGCTGTTATACAATGCTGTGTGGACCCCCCATAGACCATACTTCTTTATGTCACCTGCATGCTCTTGCAAGTATTCCAGGAACTTGTGGGCTAGTAATGGGGCCGCTGCCATTGCTTTCTTGCCTTTGTCTGAGTTGGCAGCCCTCTCAGCTTGCAACCTGAGGAATTGGTAGGCTTGGCCGACATATTCCTTCCCACCTTCTAGAATTTGTTGGATTTGGTGATTCGATAAGTCTTGGAGCTCAATGGTATCTGAATTGTTCAGATCATCTGGGGCAAATTGTAGGTGTGTAGTGTCTTCCAATTTTTCATCTTCTAGGGTGTATATGTCTGTCACCATAGGCACGTGCCTCTTCACCAAGGCTTCGTAGCCCACCCACCCTAATAGGGCTATGAGTAAAGCTGTCTCCCCTGCAGATAAACCTGTGATCTGGCCCAGGGCGTCTTGCACTTCCAAGACAGCCCTCTCTGTGGCGTCTGGCCATTTCAATCCCAGTATGTCCACTACGAGATCTTCTTCTTCTGTTGCATACAGGTATATAGGGGGGTCTTTCTCAAGCTTCCTACAGGTCATCAACTCGTAAGTTTCATGTGCGTCAGTGACTTCTCCATTTTTCACTTTTGGGAATGCCACCGGTACAGGGGTTTCTAAACTATTGTAAGCCAATTGTATAGGTTCGGGATGTGTTGTGCGGGCCATCAGATTTTTTGTTACTACTGGCAGATCCCTTGAGATCAGGAGTGTGTTTAGCAACTCTAATTGGGCAATCTTTAACGGGTCTTCCTCATATAATGCCCAATCATAGTTCATCTCCCTGAAAGACTTGGTGATGTTTATTGAGTCTTGGATGCCGTACCTCTGTGCCTGTAAAAGGTCATAGTGATAGTCCTTTTCACCTGCAGTGTTTTCAGGTCCTCTCAAGTACCTCCCAGGTTTAACCCTGCCTACCCTACCTTTTCTTTGAGCTTGCTCCCCCGTTGTTATAGCCATTCTTTTCAGCCCTGTTACGATGTAGGGAGCTTTGTTTTCGATTCTTAGTCTCTTTTCACACTTCATGCCTGTATCTATTACTGTATCAAGGTCCGGTAAGGTTACCCCGGATTCAATGGCATTGGTTGCAACTACTATATATGGTGACTTAGAAGTAGTTGTCCGCAGGGATGATGGATCTTCTCCACTGAAGTAGTATCCAGCATTGTATCCCTGTGTGGTTAATTTTTTTGCTGTTTCCGATGCCATCTTCCTTGTAGGCACAAAAGTCAGTACGTTACCCTCTAACTCTTTCTTTGGCACCTTCAACCCTGCTATTTCGATGTAATCATCAGCAAGGTCCTCCCCCTTCATCACTTCAGGTACTACCACCTCCTCAATTGTGAATTTCTGCCCTGTTGTGCTCACAGTCCCGGATGGCGTGGCGGTCATGGCTATTACCCTAACTGATTCACCGAACCTATGTATTTTTGACATCACTGCCAACTGTTCTGGTGTGGCACAGTGATATTCATCCAAGAAAATATAGTGGTATTCCTTCATTGCATTCTCCAGTCTAGGCATGTCCATTTGGCAGAAGTACCCATAAGAGGCATAGGTGATCCCAGTTGCCATGTCACCTTCTTTCAGATCCCCTATCCTCAAGTTGAAAGATATGCTTGGGTGTTTGGTTCTCATGTACTGATACACCCCCTCCGCTGCAGCTCTCAACGGGATCAGTACTAACACTCTCTTATGCCTGCCTATGGATTCTATTAACAGCTTTGGTAGCATGGTTGTCTTTCCTGCGCCTGTGGCCAGAGTCACTTGTTTGAATTCCCCTCTGTTCATTGTCTCTAGTTTCCTCACCACTGATTCTAGGTCACACTCTGATGGTTTTGCCACTTGCGTCCCTGACATAATGGTTGTTGGAGCATTGTCAGTGTTTTTTCCTGCTTTTACCCTTCCTACCACTCTTCCTGTGGCAGCTTCAAAGATAGGCAGGCCTGACCATCCTTTTAAGTTCTTTAGATTATAGAAGGCGGGGGTACCCTGGGCAGTCACGCAGTTGAACTCTCCTCCAGCTTTCCTCAGGTGTACCATGGCCCCCTTGGTCCCTGCTATGTTGGTTGCTTCAGGGTTGATGACATAGCACCGAGCTCCATCAGAGCACCCTGAGTCTGTTTTCACACCATATTCACACTCATCTGTTGTAGTGTTTTTGTCTTGGCACTGGATTTTTGTCCTCCCTATTGAGTCATTGACATATATATCCGACCCAGCGGTGACATGCATCACACTACTTACCCCTCCAGGGTGTGTGTAGGCCCAGCCGGTCTCAAAACCCCGTCTTATCTTCAGCAAGGACACAGGGAACCGTGTAGGGGCTCTTGGTGTAACTCCCCTAGGCATAATCCCGAAGAATGCCATGAGTTTGTCTGGTATTGAAGGCCTGCATTTCTCATGGTGTATTATCTTCTTGCAGACGGCTGGCCCTCGAATGATCCATCCCATACTTTCCAAATCTTGCAATTCCATACCCAGATTGCCTACAAGTAGGTATTTGTTTTTTGAAGCTAAGATAGGAAGATTCCTAAGGAACAGAGCACCCCTAGAGACATAAGTTACTTGCTGTCTTTCTTCTTTCCTCATGGGAGTTTCATCTTGGCCTTCGAGGATGTATATTTTTTTGTAATGTTCTTCCTCAAACTCGGCCAGTGTCAGCCCACACTTTATTTGAGTGCCTCTACTACCACACTTAGGGCAGGGCCTTTTGGCTTTTTGATTTTGTTTTTCTTCACAAACGGAGCAAAGGATGGCATTTGGCTCCAAACTCAGAGAATGAGCCCTTATCACCATTGCCACTTTTTGTATTCCAAATATTTCAGTTTCTTCAAACCAGGATTTTACTGTCTCATTTTGGATTTTGTGCTTAACCATTAGATCTGTTATTTTGGATGATAATAGGTAAAATCTTTTGTACCGAGATGCTTCTTTTTCGTCCATGGCCCAATTCAACTCTATAATAGATGCAATGAACCTAGCAACGAACCTGCTTGACCCCGCCAATTCTTTGGCTATTTTAATGTGTGTCCAATACACTGCCTCTATTAGGAGTTCTGCTAAAATTATTGGTTTCCAGACACTGCTGATGGCTGTTATCACCAAAGCCCTTAGTACAGTCATGTAAGCAGTCCTACAAAATTTGGTTTTATTTTGCATTGGTAGTGTGTGCACTCCCTCCCCGGGGCTAGAAAAATCAAATCCGTATGGGGAAGTTTCTTGGGTGGATATTCCTGAATTTTGGAACCATGTTTCCACATCCTCTTTCTTCTTTTTTAGGTAGTAGACTTTTACTAGTTCGTACCAAGGCAGCATGAGCAGGAGGATGACAACATCCACCCACATTGTTAGGAATGATAGGATAAAAGGTCCCAGTTTCAAGCAATAACTTGCTAGGTCTAGGTTGTGATTGACTGTAATAGTTAGGGATATCAAGTAGAGTATTATGACCATCTTTGGATCTATCAGACTAATGGACACAGAGGGGGTTGGTATAGTCATTTGCCTTACCAGCCACAAAACTCTCATTGCTAGGGTAACTCCAATTATACCTATAGTTGGGGCCACTAGCTTGCTCTTTACCTGCAAGTCAAAAATGTATATGGAGCATGTGAGACTTATTACAGCCACAAGCAATGGAATTTCATACAAGCTGGTATGTATGTAGGATGAGCTTTTCAGGGACAATGTTATAAGTAAGATCATTGCTATGTTAAAGTCCTTATACTTCACTGTGTGGTACAAGAGGAATAACAGTATTGCAACTACATGGATTGGTGGCCCGCTTGTACTACCCTCTTTAGTTCCCTCTTCGGCCCTCACCAAACCGACGAAGTAGACCACTGTGATCATTACTGACTGGAATGGGTTCATAGTTATCCAATGAAACAGTAAAGCCAACGTTCTCCTGACAGCTTGTTTTTTCACCACGATCAACAACAGAAGGAAGCAGCTAATTATCTCTAAGTCTAAACTCATCAAGATGTTTCCGATTACCAGGGCTTCAGCTTGAGCCACTATGTTCTCGTCTCCTACTACCTCATACTGAGTTAGCAACTCATAAGCTATCAACACCCACAAGGTGCCTCTGCCCCCTAACAAGGCCACTATTATTATTGGAAAGTATTTTGTGATCCAGTCTGCCACATGATCCTTTGCTGTGAGATCAAACCAATATTGATACCCTGACTTTATAATGTATTGCTGGTAGTAGCTGTCCCTGGGTTCATAATATTTATTTTCTAATGTTGAGGCCCACCTATAAGTGCAGGTCTTAGGCGCTGGGGGCCCCTGGGAGTTATACACTATGGGTTTGCAGGGCATGGGGGCCAATAGTGAGGCATTATACAGCTTCACGGTAACTTTCTTATCCCCTATGTAGCATTGCACACTACCTTCTTTGTCAATACAAGTGCCGTTGTTGCAGCATGGGAAGTCACCATAATCCCTGAGTCCTTCTGATTGTTCTTTCTCACACAATCCCAGTGGATACTGAGGCAGTCCATTTGGTGAACTGAACTTATAACCACACCATTCACAGTACCTTACTTTGTCTTCCCGTTGCCCTTTAACTATAAGCCCTTTGATGCATGTTGAATTGCCCCCAAATTTACAAGAATACAGGATCCCTTTCTCCACCACTGTATACTTGCACCAGTTTTCAAGTCCGAATGGTTTGGGCTTCCTGTATGTGAATATAGTCTCTGTTGTCAGAGTTGATGGGGAGACTAGTGTACACTCTACAGCCCCAGTCCAACCCCTAGGGCATTCAAGTTCAAAGCTTGGGGTAGATATAGATATTGGGTTGAATTGTGTTGTTGACCTCACCACTGGTTTAGAACCACAAGGACAAGTGTACCTCCTTTTTGACTCACTCATGATTCTTTCTCTTGGTACCTCATGCTGAGTGTGTATTTTCCTGAACCACGCCGTTGTTGGCAGTGCTCTAGGGTGGTTTATGGCCAAATATCTGTCACTTACAAGTGGGCACACTACATGAATCCTCATGTTAGCACCCACACAGGTGACTTCAATCGTGCTGTCAGTGAGTTTGAAACCGCTGGTTAGTTGGTACCACCTTGTCGTCAGTGATTCTGGTCCTAATGAACCTATGCTGGTATTTTTCGCTAATGCGTACATGAATTCAGGGTTGCAGGTTTGGGCTTGTGCTCCCCCTATGATGATTAACCATGCTACCGCTTGGATCGGCTGGCCTCTAAAAATTTTTATTAGAGCAGCCAGAAATGCCACAGCTGTTGCTTCGGTCCACAAATTTAGCAATTCTTCAATGGTCTTGATAACTAAGTCTGCCACGGTGATGACACCTCCTATCAGATTAGTGATTTCGGCGGAATAAGGCCACCAACTTGGTTTGACGCACACCCATTCACCTAACACATTCACCGATGTAGGGACCACACTTGCCACGGATTTAGTTGCAGTAAGGTTTAGTTTATTTGGGTCCAGGTCCATCACGAAGTCCCTGTTGTCATTACTTGGCATTAGGTAGTGCAAAGCCAGGTAGATTATACTTGATGTCTCTGGAGCAAAATCAGACATTGCAATTAAGCTCAGTAGAATGAAGTCATCTACGTGGTAGGGGAGTTTTGGAAATATGAATTCATCCCTGCCACTGATGTCAAAGGTTCCTGGTCCTATAATTTTTGACTTATCTGGCAGTCCAAGCGGGGTGCAATTGTTGGTATAAATAATGTTGAAGACCCTCTTAGCCACTGGGCAGTAAGGACTGGCTTCAGCTCCGAATATTTTTTTCTTGGTGTTTTCAATCTTACTCGACAACCATGTGAGAGCCCTGAAACCACTTGACCTGGCCTTCTCTACTACCTCGGTGTAACCGTCAACGATTCCTTCCCCGAAGTAGGTAAATCCCTCGCAGTTGGTGTGATCCATGATCCTGAGCAAGTCTTCAGCAGTTAACTCAAAGTTGCAGGGTGAGGCCCTGACCTCCCCTGAGAAAGAGAAGTTGTGCCCTTTCTTACAGCCAGTCAGGATAGTTGGAGTAGTCCTGGCTTGAGTCACTATATTCACCCCTAAGTCTGCATCATACCTGCATGTGACTGCGCACTCAGTGAAATTGTCTCCAGTGTTTAATAGTCCTTGGGTATTATTCATGAGATTGATCCACGGCTCTATATTGTACCAGTTGCACCACCCATGCTTGTTCCACTCATGTCTCTGTAGCCTACAACATGTGAAGTTGGTCATGGGGCTTGCATCCACCATCCCGTGAATCCTTTTCAGTTCATAGTCTGCTGCTAGATGTGTAGGGATCCCTTTGCAGATTTGTGTGGGCCAAATTCCATGCAGACTCCTTTTAATCCCTCTAGAAAACATGACGCTATGTATGTCTGTAGTACTTTTATTGTCCCATAAGTTCCATTGTGTCACGTTGGTGGACCCTACCGGTACCACCAATAGGCAGGCTAATATTGCCCATGCTAGCAAGGCCTTCTCAAGCTTCTTCCTGGACGCTTCTGGTTTGTTCTTGTTGTGGTATAAGCCGTCTTGAGTCTTGGGTTTCGCTTTCCCCTTCTTCCTCACCTGATACTTCTGCCCGTCAACCACTATCGTGGCATCTGGTGGTCTAGTTTTTTGATCTGCTTCAGTCTCTTTAGGCTTTGTCACTATTTTTCCTTGCTTCATCCTGTCGTCTTTTGGTTTCACCTTGGGTTTTGCTCCTTTGTCGTCAGAACAACTCTGGACCCAAAGTGGTGATGTCAAGGGGTTGGAAATCCATTTCAGGACGACTGTTTGACCTCTACAGTGTCTCTCAAAGAGGATACAATCGTCCGGACATACTAAAACGTTGTACAACCTGCCATCAGACCCTGTCATTCTCCCTACACACTTGGATCCCTCGCACCTCTCTTGGTTTGTACAAAGTTCTAGCGGTACACGATGGTATACCGTGCCCGTGTAATCTTTATAGAACACAGCCCCTAATTCAACGTACACCCCCGAAGTGGGAGCTGTTGTTGAGTTGCTACAATCGCCCTTCTTTGGCAATTCTCTCTTCTTAACTCTAATTGTTTTGATCCCCCTCCAATGTGGCAATTTTAACGTGCTGTGTTTGTGTAGAGGTGGATGGGGTTCGCCAAAAATTGGTCTCATTGTGCTTGTGTAAACCGGTTCTTGGCACCCTGGTGGCGGCGTGGGTGCAGTTCTAAAGAACATGTTTCCTTCCTCACTCCCTCCATATGTATTAAAAGTAAAAGTATTCATATGCTTTACAACGGATAATATTTATACTGGTCAAAATACAGGGCATCCGCCGGCATCCTATCAGACTGTATGTGCAACTACCCATTCTGGGCAGCTTTCTCAGTAACGACCCCCGCTACTGATAACATTGGCTTGGACATGTCCTCGTCCACACAGGCATCGCTAGTGGGTGATCCTTTCCAGTAGCACCTGTTGACGAATACGGTGTACTCACCGCTTAGCCGCTGCAGCACACTCACCTGCTCAACCAGTTGACCTATTTGTACTAGTCCTACTAGTCGGAATGGCTACCGACGCTCGGCCTTCGTACAGGTCGCAGGTCCCTATTCCAAATTAGATAATTTGTTATGGCCAATGATGCATAACGACACTTGAACTACTGTCGTTATACCCCGCGTA